TGGCATAACCCAGAGCAATTTCAGTATGCTCTTGGTTGTACACATAACGCTCGCCAGCGCTGTTGTCGAACGCAGTCTGACCGCCTTCAGTCTTAAGCTGAGCCAAGCCAAGGAAGCGCATTTCAGCAGTGCGTTCCAGAGCCATACGCGACTCATGCTTCGTGAAGATCTTGTCGTACTGCGACGGGATCATTTCATACTTGCCTTCGACACCCCGAAGTCCGGGGAGGAGAAGGTCTTTGATGGCAGAGAGATTAACAGCCATTGGTCCTTACTCCTTTAGATGCCGGTTTGGTTCTTGGTGGTGACGTTGTTGAAGCCAACGACAACCCAATTGTAGCCGGATGTGTAGTCCGTGCCAGCGGAGCCGGGAGGCTGCGTGACAAGGCCAACAACGCGGAACGGCAAAGTAGCGGTTACGTCAATCGACCCAGCGGTGACGAAAGCGCCAGAAATACCGTTAGCGGTATTGCCAGTGCCAATGTCATAGCCAATGTTTGCGTTGAGTGCGTCAGTGCCAATGGCAACAGAGCCAGCCTGAACGACAAAACGAGCATTGGGGTCGTTGATGATGTAGCCAATCACCGTGTTGGTGGAGGCGACATCCGAACCGGGCCAATAGTTGGACCACACGGTGCGCTTCTGCGACACCGAGAGATACTGGCAGCCAACGAAGATGCCAGCAATGCCAGCAGCAGCAGTGGTGCCATCGCCACGGACAACCTGACCATTAGCGTCGGGTTCTACGGGGTCGCCAAAGAAGATGTTAGAAGCATTGTAAGCAATCGTGACCGCAACCTGTTCATAGGTCGGGGCCGAACCATTGCCTGAGTACTGACGGAAACCGAACGGCGCGTTTGTGTTCGCCATGACGGTGCCTCCTTTTCAGGAAGTTCATCATCGCACACCGGGGCGACTAAGAACCGGGGGAAGTTAAGACCCTTCACGCCGGGGAAGGGCAGTTCCATAAGAACTTAAAAACTAAATTACATTTTTAAACCCAAAATGTAAAGGGGCCACCATTTTGGTGACCCCCGTAGTCTTTATTAATCCTTGGGAACCGGAATTGGCTCGTATCCCTTGGAGATTTTAGGCTTAACTTGAGCATGGTCACGATGCCCAAGACCACCTTCCGGCGGCCCATTAAGCTGTTCTTCCTTAAACTTGACCTGACTTTTTGCCTTAGAAATCTGCATGGCGCGGGCTTCTTCAACAATCACGGTCGGACGCTGCATAAGGACCATGCCCTTACGCTCAATCACCGGATGATTGCCTTGAAGGGGCATTTCTTCAGGATGACGGACTGTGGGGACTTCTTCCCAGCCCATACGGTACAGTTCGGTCATGTGGGCATGGTTAATCTGGCCCAGAACGGCTTTAGCTTTCCATTCATAGGTCCAACCAGCAGGCGCAGGCGGGAGTTTAAACTCGTCCACACCATCATCTTCGCTGTAATTAGCACGAATTTCAGCCGCACGGCGGGCAGCAGCGGCCCGTGGATCTTCTTCACGCATAGCGGGCCTCATAGAAGGGCGATCAGCTTCAACAATGGCTTCTGCCATGATCTCAGGCTTATCAGGCGACAAAGCCGCAGGCTGGCGGGGAGGACGGCCACGGCGCTTAGCTGTATTTTGGGCTACATTAGACATTATTTTGCTCCTCAATTCCGATTACGATCTTGGGTTTTCAAGCGATAGTACTCCTGCGGGGAGATACCGCTGATTTTAGCAGCCTCAACTTCAGCAGCAGTCAGGCGGATAGTGCCGGGACGGCTAGAAGAATCCACTGGCGTCCGTGAAACAGGCGCAGACGGAGGAGACTGACGGTTCTTCATGGGTTTGGCAGCGTCAGACATGGCATCATTATTCCGGTAGTCAGAGGAATCCTGCTTTCCAATGCCAAGTCGGCTTTCAACAAAGCCAAAATACTCATCGGATTCAGGAATGATGCCCATATCAACGGCGTCTTCGTGAGCGCGACCCATAATTCGGATGGAACGACCATCTGAAAGAGCATCACGGTTCTTAGACAACCATTCAGCAGAGCGCGGGGTGACCTTATCAATAAGATCATCAACCGTAATCTCATTGCGGGACACAGGCTGAACCGGCTGACGAGGCTGGTTCTTCATTTCCTCAAAGCCACGCTCAAGTTGCTTGAGATTGGTTGTATTGGAAACCATTGCTGCTTGAATATCAGCGGCTTTATCAAAGTCGCCAATAGCCATTGCATCGCGCAGATGACCCTTCAGGATCTCTTGATCACGGGTAACAGTCTCAATGGCATTAGCCACAAGGTGCATGTTGGTTTCAGAAACCTCACCAGCGGCAGCCTGTGCGCGACGCTCAGCGTCTTCCCGTGCCATGCGCTCCTGATCAAGCCTCTTTTTAAGGTTCTTCAGAGCCTGTTCCGGGTCTTTTTCGTACTTTTTAGTCTCTTTTGCTTCTACAGCAGGCGTGTCTGTTGAAGCGTTTTCGTCAACGATCTCAATCGTAGGCTCTTCAGCCCGTGTCTCTTCAACCTTGGGCGTATCACCAAGGTCAATTTCAATCTGTTCTTCTGTTCCTGACATATTGTTCTCCTATCACCACACACGATCAGGTTGATCAATGCGACCCCTGACGTTCACATCGTCAATCATGCGGCAAAGCTGGCCATTCACGGTTACGCTCCAACCGTCTGACGGACGAAATACAATCCAATCACCTTCATTGATCTCAACGCCGTTAAACCACTCACCAGTGTTGTCATTGAAAGCTGATGATCCCTTCTTGAGGACCAAGCCAACTTTGGACTGATAACGATCCTCATCCGTAGTCTTATCCGTAAGGATAATGCCACTCTTGGTCTTCTGCGGGCGCACATAAACAGCGACAAGAAGCTGATTATTAAAGACTTCTACAGATGACAGATCACCAGCCTGTTCAAGCAAAGGCTTTGACGGATCTTCTTCATGGTCCATAACCATATAAGGCATTAGTTTTCCCCTTTTTTACTCTTTGCCGTTGATAACGGCTTCCGCATCATCGCAAAGCTCAAGCGCTCTACGAAGCCCGTATATGACTCCGATATGGTATCGGTAGTCAGAAAAGTCAGTGATGGATTGGTAAGAACCAACAACCTTATCTGTCATTCTCTCTATTTCAGCTTCTAAGAGCTTATTTAGCTCATGCTTATAATACGTCTGATACGTTGCTATAGTCATAACCGTCCCCCTTTGACGGTCCCCCTTATGTGAATGGGCGGGAGTATAAGGGGGATAATACCCCCGCCCTAACTCACGGCTTGATGAACAGTGTCACCTTGCCATGGGTCAACCTTTACGCTTCTGGATCTCCGTCTTTTCCAAACGGCCCATGCCAGAACCCGCGCCAGCGTCCATGTCCTTGAAGGAACGATAGACCTTGCCGCCCTTCTTGAAGTTGGGGGCATCCTGATGGCGTTTGGCAATGTCAGTCTTCTGGAGACGGCCTTCACCACCACCAGCACCGGCTTCCATGTCCTTATAGGACTTGGCAACCTTGGTCAGACGGCCACCATCCTTACGGGGGGTAGGCATACCGCCAGCAGCCGGTCCCGGCATCGGAGGCATCGGCATCGGAGGAGCGCCAGCAGGCATTCCGCCAGCCTGCGGGGGAGGAACCGCCACAGGAATACCACCGGGAGCGCCGCCCATGCCCGGAGGCAATGTGGGGCCGCCGGGAGGCATCATGTCAGACTGACCGGCAGGCTTGCCAGCAGCAATCACGATGTTGATGTTGGTCTTACCCTTGGTCTTACCACCCGAAGCGCGGGCAGTACGACCGCCGGGAACAACACCGGGGATCTTGCCGGGGTAGCTAGGGCCAGAGAAAACCTCACCACCCGTGGCACGGGCAGCGCGGGCAGACGGCTTCACCATCTTCTTGATGAGAGCGATGTCCATGGCTTCATCAGGATGATCAGACTTACCGCCCTTTTCCATGCCCTTGCCAATAGCCTTGGCAGCAGCGGCGGGGACGCCTTCATAAGTCTTTACATCACCACCCTTTTTCATGCCGGTAGCCTTCAGGGGGGACAATGCACCCTTCTGGGTCTTGCTGAAGCCAGCGCCATAAAGACCGCCGGGGACGCCAGCGCGACCAGCAGCCTTCTTCATCATTTCAGCAGCGCCAGCGACACCCGCGCCATACTGGCTCAAGTCACCGCCGTCAGCCTTTTTAGCGCGGCCACCAGACTTTTGGTTCTGGGGCATTTTACGCTGATATTCTTGCTGTTCTTTGTCAAAGGCAGCAGCAGAAGCAGCGCGGGATGCAGGGCTAGAAGATCCGGGTTTAATGCCAGCTTCTGCACGGGTCATCGGACCCGGATTAGCGGCAGGAACGCTCTTGTCCTTCTCAATGATCTCTTCAATGGTAAGACCACCGCCGCCATTCTTGCCAGCGCGGCTACCCTTCTTCATGCCACCGACATGCTTTAGACCGGGACGGTCTTCATTGGCAGCCTTAACGTCTTTATTGGCAAAATTGTCAGGCG